AGGAACCCGGAACTCGACCGGCTACCACGTATGCACGTTGCATGGCGAGAAGATCACGCGCGCCCGCATCGTGTGGGCGCTGCACTACGGTACATGGCCTAACGGCGACCTCCGACACCGCGACGACGACGCGACGAACGACCGTGTCGAGAACCTGACGACGCAGCGCGAAGCGTACGTCGATGACCTTGGCCGCTCGAACTTGCCCACCTGCAGGAAATATGCAGAGGGGGGCGAAATATGTTCCACAAATAAACTTATTTGTCAAGCGCCCCCGGAGTCTTCTTTTTTTGAACTCGGAATATTTTCCGAAAAAACATCGGTCGAGGGGGTGAGCAATGGCGCACTCTGACTCCGTGGCGTTCGCTGTCCAATCCGCAAAGGATTTGCAAGAGCCGCTACCGGAACCGCCGCTGCCGCTGGACGAGAACGCCGTCGTCTACTGGGAACAGGTTCTTCGGTCGAAGCCGCTTAGCAACTGGACCCCGTCCGATTTGCTTATCGCCTGCACGCTCTGTCGCGACCTTGCCGCCGTCGAAGTGCTGCAAGAAGAAATTGCGGAGTTCGGCCCGGTCCTGGTGAATGAAAAGAAGCGTCGATATAGCAACCCCGCGTGCAATCTGCTTGACCAAGCGCAGCGCCGAATCCTTGCCGCTACCCGAGGGCTGCAAATTCACGCCGTAGCGACTCAGGGGAAGACGGATCACCAAGGCAATAAGGTTGCCGCTGCCCGCGAACTCGCGAAGAAAGTTGATGACGCAGACGATTTGATTGCACGTCCGGGGAGGCTCAATTGAGCACGACCCGCGCCGATCGCGTTATTGCATTCATCGAGAAGTTCTGCCGCGTGCCCGAGGGCGCGCTCGTCGGCTCGCCTATTCGCCTTGAGCCGTTTCAAAAGGACTTCATCCGCGACGTCTACGACAACCCGGCCGGTACGCTAAAGGCATACCTCTCGGAGGCCCGAAAGAATGGGAAATCGGCCACCATTGCTTGTTTGGTTTTGGTTCATCTTGTTGGACCTGAGGCTAAGCAGAATACACAAATCATTTCTGGCGCAATGTCTCGCGAACAAGCTTCGATCATTTATTCGCTCACCTCGAAAATGATCGACCTGAATCCCGAGCTTGCAGCCCTGACACGCACCGTTCCAAGCCGTAAAGAAATTTACGGCTTGCCGATGAATGTTCAATACCGCGCGATTTCCTCACAGGCAACGACGGCACACGGCTTAAGCCCGGTTTTGGCCATCGGCGACGAGTGGGGGCAAATCCGGGGACCTCAGTCCGAGTTTGTGGACGCGATCACGACGAGCCAAGGCGCGCACGCCGACCCGTTGCTAATCGTTATCTCGACGCAGGCCGCCGAGGATGGGGATTGGCTAAGCCTCGCCCTTGACGACGCCATGAAATCCGGTGATCCGCGCATTGTGTGCCACGTCTACGCCGCGCCCGAAGGATGCGAACTCGACGACCCGGAAGCGTGGAAAGCGGCGAATCCCGCGCTCGGCGTCTTCCGAAGCCTTGCCGACGTGGAGCAACAAGCCGCCGAAGCGAAGCGAATGCCGAGCGTCGAAAACACGTTTCGGAACCTCGTCCTGAATCAGCGTGTGAGCACGGTCTCGCCGTTCATGTCGCGGTCCGTATGGGAATCGTGCGGCGATTCGCCGCGCCCGCTGAGCGAGTGTCACACGATCCTAGCGGGCCTTGACCTGGCGAAAGTGAGCGACCTTGCCGCATTCGTTTTGATCGGTCTCGACGACGACGGTTATTGGAACGTTCATCCGTACTTCTGGACGCCGGCCCAAGGGCTAATGGACCGTGCTCGCCAGTCCCGAATTCCGTTTGATGTCTGGGTAGAACAAGGCTTCTTGCGGGCTATCCCCGGACCCGTCATTGAATTTGAGACGGTAGCGCGTGAAGTCCTCGACGCAATTGAAGGGCTCGACGTGCAGGGCGTGTCCTGTGACCGCTGGAAGATCGAAGAACTAAAAGACAAGTTTCAAGGGCTCGGTGTCCTAATCGAGAAATTGAACCTTGAAAAAGGCGACAGCCGCACGTCCGGCGCCCTTGCCTTTATCGAGTGGGGACAGGGGTACAAGTCAATGACGCCCGCCCTTGAAGAGACCGAAGCGCAATTCCTGAAAGGGCGCGTCCGGCACGGGATGAACCCGGTTATGACCGCCTGCGCTTCCGCTGCCGTCGTCACGAAAGACCCCGCTGGCGGGCGAAAGTTGGATAAGGCGAAGGCGACCGGAAAAATCGATGGACTGCAGGCCATGTGCATGGCATTCGGCCTCGCCTCTAAGGTAATCGTCGAGAAGCCCGCCCCTAGTTACGACATCTTCTTCATTTAGGCAAGAGCATGAACAAGCTATTCAGCACCCTGACGGTTAAATCATTCGACGAAGACGAAGGCGTCTTTACTGGCATTGCGTCGACACCGTCGACTGACCGCGTCGGCGATATCGTCGAATCCGCTGGCATTACGGCAAAGCACCTGCCCGTCCCGCTGCTGTGGCAGCACGACCACGATAAGCCCGCTGGCGTCGTCGAGAGCATGACCGCGACCGGCAAGGGGCTTGAGGTCGTGTGTCGAGTCCTGAAGGACGCGAGCGCCGAAGTCAAATCTTATTGGGAGTTCGTCAAGGCGGGGGCTGTGTCCCTGTCGATCGGATTCCGTCCCCTCGAATACGCGCCCCTTGCCGCTGGTGGATATCACTACAAGCAAGTGGAGCTATTGGAATTGTCCTTGGTGACTGTTCCGGCGCATCAGGACGCAAGAATCCTGACCACTAAGCAGCACCAAGCAGCAGTAAAGCCCGTTATTCAAATCAAAGGAGTTGTAAGCATGACCATCGCTGAACAGATCGCTCAGTTCGAGCAAAAGAAAGCCGCCGTCCTTGCGAGCATGGACGCTGCCATCACCAAGGGTGTGACGCTGTCGCAGGACGAGGACGCGCAATACAAGGCGCACGAAGCCGAAGTCGCTGAGATCGAGAAGCACCTTGACCGCCTGAAGGCCGCAGAAGCGCGCCAAGCCAAGAGCGCGAAACCGGTCCAAGGCGTGAACATCACCGTGACCGAGAACGCGCCGAAGGGCGCAACGTTCGTGAAGTTCACGAAGGCCCTTGCCCTCTCGCGTGGCAACCCGATGCAGGCTCTCGAACTGGCGAAGGGGCTGCGCATGGGCGATCGCGTCGAGACCGTCCTGAAGGCCGCTGTCGCTGCTGGCACGACCACGAGCGCGGATTTCACCGCCCTTGTCGAGCCGCAGATGATGACCAGCGAGTTCATCGAACTGCTGCGTCCGAACCTGATCCTCTCGAAGATGACGCAGGCGCGGCAAGTCCCGTCGAACATCCGCATTCCCCGTGGGACAACCGGCACGACCGCGTCCTGGATCGGCGAAGGCAAGCCCGCGCCTGTGACCAACGCCGCGTATGGCGACCTCGAAATCGGCGAACACAAGATCGGCGCGATTTGCGTGTTCACTGAGGAACTGCTCCGTCGCTCGGAACCGGCCGCTGAAAACCTCGTGCGTGACGACCTGATCGCGACGACCGCGCAGGCGATCGACGTTGCCTACATTGACCAAGCCAATGCAGGTGTCGCAGGTGTCAAGCCGGCATCGATCGCGAACGGCGCAACCTCTGCCGCGTCCGCTGGCGTCACCGCAACTCACGTCCGCACCGACGTTAAGGCCGCGTATGCCGCTGCCGTCGCTGCAAATCAGCCGCTCGCGTCAGCCTGCTGGGTGATGCACCCGAGCACCGCCCTTGCCCTGTCCATGATGGTCAATGCCGGTTCGGGCCTGAAGGAATTCCCCGGCATCGACTTCGTCACGGGCGGCACCTTCGAGGGCCTGCCGGTCATCGTGTCGACCAACGTTCCGGGAACGCCCGTGCTCGGCTACGACGTGATTCTCGCCGTGCAGAACGAAGTCCTCGTTGCTGAAGGTGGCCTTGCCATCGACGCATCGCGGGAAGCCTCGCTTGAGATGGACGGGGCTCCGGTCCATGACAGCAAGACGCCGACCCCGGCGCAACTGGTCTCGCTGTGGCAGACCGGGTCCGTCGCGATCAAGGCGATTCGCGGCATTACCTGGACGAAGCGCCGCCCGACCGCCGTCTACCGCATCAGCGCGGCGAAGTACGCCTAACCGGGCCTAGTACGGGCGCCCTTCCACAAGAGGGGCGCCCCACAAGAACAACAACGAGACATAGCTATGCGCCTCTTCGGACTCGAAATTACCCGCCAGAAAGCCTTGCAGGCCGTGAGCAATCGCGGATGGTTCCCGATCGTGCAGGAACCGACTTCCGGCGCATGGCAACGCTCGGAGCCTATCGTCGTCGAGACCGCGCTCGCACATTCGGCCGTGTTCGCGTGCGTCAATTTGATTGCGTCCGACGTGGCAAAACTGCCGCTGCGGATCACGAAGCGAACGGGTAACTACTGGTCCGAAATCGGGCACGAATACACGCGCCTGCTCAAGAAGCCGAACAACTACCAAAACCGCCTGCAATTCATTCAATCCTGGATCGCGTCAAAGCTGACCTTCGGCAATACCTACGTGCTGAAAGCCCGTGACCAACGCGGACGCATCACCGCCTTGCATGTCTTCGATCCGAAGCGCGTCCGCCCGCTGGTGAGCGACGACGGCGCCGTCTTCTATGAGTTGAAGGCGGACCAAATCAACCTGCAGAACGACGTGACCCTGCCAGCGCGGGAAATCATCCATGACCGAGGGCTCGCCCCTTTTCATCCGCTGGTTGGCCTGTCTCCCTTGCAAGCCGCTGCCGCTTCGACGAATCAGGCCCTTGCGATTCAAGGCCAGTCTTCAAAGTTCTTCGCCAACGGCGCCCGCCCTGGTGGCGTGCTGACCGCACCGGGCACCGTCCCGCCCGAGACAGCGCAACGTCTTAAAGAGCACTGGGAAGCGAACTACACCGGGCAGAACGTCGGCAAGGTCGCTGTGCTCGGCGACGGGCTCAAGTACGAATCCCTTGCTACGTCACCGGTCGACGCGCAACTGATCGAGCAACTGAACTACACCGCGCAGGATGTAGCACGAGCGTTCCACGTCCCCGCGTGGAAGATCGGCGCAGGCCCTTCCGCGCCCTATACGTCGTCTGAAGCGACGAACCTGCAATACCTCGCCGACTGCCTGCAGGCCCATATCGAGAGCCTTGAGCTTGCCCTCGACGATGGTCTAGACCTGCCGCCCGACGTGCGCACCGAATTCGATGAGTCGAGCCTCCTGAGACTCGACACCGCGACCCGCATCACCGTGCTGTCGACCGCCGTGAAATCCGGCTTGAAGACGATCAACGAGGCCCGCGCCGAGTTGAACCTCGCACCCGTCGAGGGCGGCAACGAAATTTTCCGCCAGATGCAGGACGTACCCCTTGCCCCGACCGCCGACCCAAAGGAGGGCGCGCAATGATCGACCTCACGAAAGCGAAATACCATCTTAGGATCGACGGCACGGGCGACGATATCGAGATCACGACGAAGCTAGTCCAAGCTCAAGCGATCGTGAATCAGTATCTCGGCGCCGCTGCTACGGACACACTCGACTCCGGCGCGATCTACAACGGCGAGCCGCCGATGATCGACCCGCCCATGCTGGTCTCCGAGGCCGCGACGGACGCCGCCGTGCTCCTGGTCCTAGGCGAGTTGTTCGCCAACCGCGAAGGCTCAGGCGCGACACCGCTAAGCCCGTCCGTGCGTGCGATCCTCGACCTCGTTCGCGGTCCGGTGTTCGCATGAAAGCCGGGAAACTCCGTCATCGCCTGACGATCGAGGCGCCGAGCACGACACAGGACCCGGAGACGGGCGCCCTTGTGGTGACGTGGGCACCGATCGACACCGTGCACGCATCGATTGAACCGCTAAGCGTGCGCGACTATGTCGCCGCACAAACGCTCAAATCCAAGGTGAGCGTGCGAATCGTCATCCGTTGGCGTTCGGGTCTACGCCACGACATGCGGTTCGTGGACGAGCGCGGAACCCGCTACATCCCGCAAGGCTTCCTTGCCGATCCGACGACCGGCAAGGAATTCCTAACCATCCCGTGCAGCACGGAGGCGTGACCGTGAAATTCGACCCCCGTGAGCTTGCCGCGCTCAATAGCCGCCTGCAGGAACTAAGCGAAAAGCTCGGCAAGAAGGCCGTGCGCCAAGCCGCACGTAAGGCCATGACGCCCGTTCGCAATGAAGTGAGGGCGAACGCGCCCGAAGACCTCGAAGACGATGACGGTGTGAAGATCAAGACGAGCGTTGCCATGACCTCGAAGTGGAAAGGCGACGCCCTCTATGTGCGCGTCGGCATTCGTGGGGGCGCCAAGAAGAACCCGAACACGCCGTACTACTTCCGCATGGTCGAGTTCGGCACGAAGAACATGCCCGCCCGCCCTTGGATGACACCCGCCTTGGAATCGAACGCTCAGGACGTCTTGAACACCCTGACCGCCGAACTTAAGAAGGCGCTAGACAAATGACCTCCCTATTCCAACTGGTGAAGGCCGACCCCACCTGCACGGCCCTGCTTGGCGCTGCGCCCGTCCGCTTCTTCGAGTTCGGCACCGCACCGACCCTCGAAACCGTCCCATATGCGACCTGGCAAGAGATCACGGGCACGCCGCTAAACGTGATGGAAGGCTCGCCGAGTACCGATCACATCAAGGCCCAGCTCGACGTATGGGGCCGCACGGCGTCCGAGTGCCGAACCGTGACCCGAGCCATACGCCGCGCCATCGATCCGACTTGCCTGATCACGTTCTTCCAAAACACCTACGACGTGGAGAGCCGCCTTTACCGCGCCATCGTCCACGTCAACTACGCCAAGGAGATTTAAGAATGAACCTCGAACAACTACAAGCCGCAGGCGGATTCATCGCCGAGCCGAAGAAAGTCCCCGTGAAGTGGAATGACCTCGAATTCGACGTGTACGTGAAAGACATCTCGTTCGCCGACATGGAACGGTTCGCCCACGGGCACAGCACGACCGTTGCCACCGTGAGCGCGTGCGTTCTGATCGGCGAGAACAAAGAGCCGATGACCGTCGAGCAGGCCGCGAACCTGAAGCCCGGCCTTGCTCAAGCCCTCGTCGACGCCGTCAACAAGGCTTACGACTCGGGAAACTGAGTCCCGCCGATGAACTTTGGTGCGAACTTGTACTAAACGGCGTCGGCGGGCGAACGATCGAGGAGGCCAAAGCGCGTCTGTCCTACCGCGAGGCGCTGCAATGGTTCGCCTATTTCCAGAAGCACGGCACGCGCCGCGCCGACCGCCTGCTCGCCCTGCTCGCCACGATGTACAACGGCGCTCATGGGGGCGACGCCGAGTTCGAAGACCTGTACTACCGCGAGCGTCCGCCGGAGGACCCGGAAAAGTTCCTCGATAAGTTCATGGGCATGTTTGAAGGATAAGAAATGAGTACGAACTCCCTTGGCACGCTGACGCTCGATCTACTGGTTCAAACCGGAGGGTTTGAATCGGGTATGGACCGCGCCGCCCGCACGGCCGATAAGAAGACGCGAGAAATCGAGCGAAAGGCCAAAGAGCGCGCCGAGGCGATCGAACAAGCCTTTACCAGCATGGCGACGGGCATCGTCGCCGCCTGGGGCACGCTGAACCTTGCGGGCAGCGTGAAGGCTGTCGCCGACCTTGCCGACCAGATGAGCAAGCTGTCGCAGCGAAGCGGGGTCGCGGTCAAGGAACTATCCGCGCTGAGCTACGCCGCATCGCTCAACGGCGCGACCCTCGACGACCTTGGGGAAGGCCTTAAGGGCTTGTCGAACAAGATGGTGGAGGCTGCCAAGGGTTCCGGCGAATCCGCTGATGCGTTCGCCGCGCTCGGGCTCAGCGTCACCGACAGCGCCGGAAAGCTGCGTCCCGTCGAGCAAGTCCTCATGGACATCGCCGACCGCTTCAAGGGCATGGAAGACGGCGCCGGGAAGGTCGCGCTCGCTAACAAGCTCATGGAAGAGTCCGGCGTCAAACTCATTCCGACGCTGAACGCAGGGCGTCAAGGCTTCGCCGAGATGCGCAAGGAAGCGGAAGCGTTCGGCGCCGTCATCGGCAGCGACCTTGCCCGCGCCTCTGTCGAGCTGAACGACAACCTCACCCGTATGCAGGCGCTGGGGCAAGGGTTCGCCGCGACGATCGCACAGGCGACCGTGCCCGCGATCAACGAACTGGCGAAAGAGTTGCTAGAGGCCGGGAAGCAAACCGGGGCCTGGAACGTTGCAGCGGAGACCGCGAAGACGACCGTTGAAACGCTGGCGATTGTCGGCGCCAACGTCGCATTCGTCTTCTCGGGCGTCGGGCGCGAGATTGGGGGCGTGGCCGCGCAACTGAACGCGCTGGCCCACCTCGACTTCAAGGCGTTCTCCGCGATCGGCGAGTTCATGAAGGAGGATGCGAAGGAAGCACGCGCCGCGCTCGACGAGTTCGAGCGGCGCATCATGAAACCGCCCGTTCCGACCCTGCCCGCTGTCACCGTGA